CGGTAACAGTTAGAGTTGTCGAGTTAACAGTAGTTGTTGTTCCCGAAACTGTTAGGTTTCCTGCAACAGTAACGTTAGCACCCGAAAGTGTAAGAGCAGTAGTTCCGTCAGATGCCTTAATGTCATTTCCGCCGATCTTAAGATCGCCAGCAACAGTAACGTCAGCGCCGTCAAGTGTCAGAGCAGTAGCAGTAGATGACTTAATGTCATTACCAGTTACAGTAAGATCGCCAGCAATAGCAACGTTTGCAGCATCAAGCGTAATAGCAGTAGCAGAAGATGACTTAATGTCATTTCCAGTAACTGTCAGGTCGCCAGCAACGGCAACATCTGCACCCGAAAGAGTGATAGAAGTTGTTCCGCCAGATGCCTTGATGTCGTTACCACCAACTGTTAGGTCACCAACAAGAACAACGTTGTCTGTAAGAGCAACAGTTACGCCAGCATCTTCAGAACCTGAACCTGTGATAGCAACTTGGTTTGCAGTTCCAGAAACAGTAGCAACATAGTTACCAGTTGTGTCAGTTCCAAGAGCAACCGAGTTAGCAGCAATCGAGGCAACACCGGATTCACTGATTGTAATATCGCCAGAAACGGCAGCATAGATGTAATCGCCAATATCTTCAGCAGTAATCTTCTTGTTTGCAGTTGCCGAAGCATCATAAACAAGGAACTCGTCCGCATCAGCAAGTGATGTCAGAGCAGTAGCACCAGTAATATCAGCAACGATACCAACTGTATTGTCTGTAATGGTTGTCTTGATACCAGCAGTACCAGCAAAAGTCAGCGTTCCGCCTGTCGCGAACGAATCAGTATTAGGAACTCCTTGGTTGTCGCTGATTGTGAATGATGACGAAGCAGGAGAAGCGAATGCGAGTTGACCTGAACCGTTTGTGGTAAGGATCTGACCATCTGTACCGTCTGCGGTTGGAAGGATCAGAGTAAGGTCAGCGGCAAGTGTATCAGCCGCCTTCAGAGTTACTTTGTTGGAACCATTATTTGTTCCTTCAGCAAAGGTTGCTTTGCCACCAACTGTTGCAGTTGCATCCACAAGACGGGCATCAACCTTGTCTGTGAAATACTTACCACCAACAGCATGAATTGCGGCAGTTCCGCCTTGCACTGACTCGATGTATAGTTTCGCACCTACGCCGCTATTGCTGGCGTCCTGTGCATAGGCCATTTCGCCTTCTAGGAGATCAGTGGTTGCAGGAGCAGTTACGCCTGAACTTCTTTTAATTTGAATAATTGTTGACATTTTAGACTATTCCTTTTTGGTTATTGTCTTTATTATTAATACGTTCCGCCATCAATTGACGAAGGTGCAACGGTGGTGGAAGGATCTACTGCTTCCCATTTTAGTGTCTCTGAGTTATAAATCAATGTATATCCATCCTGTAATCCTGCTGCGTCAACATTCGCCAAAGTCTCCACCTTTTGTGAACCGCGGCCGCTAACTATACTCGTATTTATAGTTTTAGAATTTGGAACGGTTACTTTTATAGCCATTATTTTGTTACCTCTGGATTAACTACTACAATTCCTTCGAGAACTCTGATAGTTTCTTCATCACTCACCACTTCAATATCGTAAACATATCTTCCTGCTTTAATTTCGGAAGTTTCTTCTGCCGTCAAAGATATAGTTACTTCTCCATCTAAGGGAGAAGTAATAGCGGCGGTAAAATCTATTGCGGTGTTTGTATAAAAAGACTTGCGCATCTGAGATGCGGCAGTATAATCAGAGAGATCCTTCGCATCTCCGTATTGATCACTGACTTCTATAGCAAAACTAAAGGTCGTTCCTTGATCAATATAAATATTTTGAACCTGCGCCATAAGAACCCTTATAAATGTATTTGAACTTATTTATAATTTTAGGTGAACTATGAAAACGATATTGATGCTAAAATATGGCACAAAATATTCCAAAGAAGATGTAGATCGTATCATCGAAGCCACTGGTGGCAAGTATAATTACGCCTGTATAACCGACGATACTACCCTCGATCCCAGAGTTAAAATAATTCCATTACCAGAAGATGTTGACGGGACTTTCATTAAAATATGGATGTATGGTCTTGAAGACTTGGGTGATGTTCTTTACTTCGACCTTGATATTAGAATACAAAAAGATGTCGATAATTTATGGAATTATCTTGACGAACGCCCAACTATATGCTATACTTATTGGAAGGATATAAGTTGGGTAGATAAAAAAGCGAGTTCTTACAGCGAACAATACTTGAGTAATTATAATTCTAGTGCTGTCCTATGGCGCTCTGGTAGTTCAAAAGCCAAAGAGATTTGGGAACATTTTGAAAAGGACATGGACTATTATATGATTAAGTATTGGGGCGACGATAGATTTTTATGGCATGAGAAGTTTGATTTTAAGTGGTTTCCAAAAGGCGAGTTTTATTCTTTTCTCTATGGTGCAGACTACTACGACCCAGAGAAGAGAATTGTAGACAGATACCGACCAGAGTATACAGTATGTTTACTCAATGGTTTAGATTATTTTCCAGGATATGATAAAAAATATGATGAACTTTCTAACAATTAAATGGGGTGACAAATATTCTGAAAAGTATGTGAACAATCTTTACAAAATGGTAAAGAAGCACTACACTAAAGATTTCAGATTTATTTGTTATACCGATGATGTAAAAAAGATTAATAAGAATATTGAAGTCGTTCCTATTCCAGATGACGATCTCCTGCATCCTAAATATTATTACGGTAAAGAAGAATACTGTTTCGATAGGGCAAAATTTCTAGTCTTCAATTCAGAAGAATGGATAGACTGTGAATATGAAGATCGATTCTGTTACTTAGATTTGGATGTGGTAATTCAAAATAACATTGATGAAATAGATGATCTGGCCAAGAAGCCTAGAATTGCACATAGTTTATGGCAACCAGATGGTCAACTGGACGAAAGATTCTTCATTGAAACTCGGGGCACATACTACAATTCCAGTATGATGTTGTGGTCATACGGCCAGTGCCAGCATATATATTATGACGTTTGGGAAGAAAGCGAAATCATTTTCAAAACTTTCTTTAAGGGAACAGACAACTACCATTTCTGGAGACAAAGAGACTTCTGGAAAAACATTCCAGATCATTGGTTATATTCTTGGAATAGAGGAAGATATCATCCCGGCGACACAGATCGTTTCAAGTTTAGGGATGATGCTAAAATCTGCCTGTTCAATACAGATAACGTACCTCATCCCTCTACGAAAGATCACGTAGAATTGGCAGAGTGTAAGGATAAAAATATTATTAGATTGTGGAACGCAAAATGAAAATACGAGTAAATTACGTTTGTTGTAAATGGGGCACCAAATACGATGCTGAGTTTGTCAATCGTCTTTATAGGATGGCAAAGAAGCATACTCCAGATAATTTTGAGTTCCATTTCTATTGCTATACCGATAATAGCGAAGGATTTGACGAAGAGATTAAAGTCATCGACTTTCCAGACATTCCCGACATTCATCCCAAATACTGGTTCGGTTCAGAGGATTTCAAATACGGTATGGCACGTTGTTGGGACAGGCCAAAGACGTTCATCTTCAATACACACAACTTCGCAGACGATAAACCCACTGGAAGATTTGTCTTTTTCGACCTTGATGTTATCATACAAAATGATTTGTCGCCAATCATCACTTATGACCTAGAGAATCCCACCAAGTTGCGTTCATGGTGGCAAGACCCTCGCCCCATGAAGTCTCGTAACTTTAAGTTGTCACATGGTGCATATACTAATGGTAGTTGCATGGTGTGGTCAGATGATCAGACCGAATGTATTTGGCAGGATGTCCTAGAACATCAAGAGCGTATTTGGTTTACCTTTACAGACGGCACAGATAATTATCACAGTTGGCGATGGGGCGACTTTAGTAATACTCCTCTATGGAAACATTTTCCTAATACCTTTGCATACTCATACAATAGAGGTCGAGACTGGCAAGAAGGTGATTTAGAAGTCGCTAAATATAGAAAAGACTGCATTCTTTGTGTATTCAACGTGGACTTATTGCCGTTTCAAGACAATCACAGAGGTAAAGTAAAACAAGAAACGCTCGTTGATCCAGACTTATTAGAACATTGGAATATTTAATGATTGATATCTACACAGTGAAATGGGGATACAAATATGGTCCTGAGTATGTCAATAAATTGTTCGAGCAGTGTAAGGAGCATATTACGGGTGAGTTTGAATTTCACTGCATAACGGAACATGAAGTGGGATTGAACCCAGAAATAATCATTGTTCCTTTGCCTACAGACAACTATTATGAGAAGTGGTGGAACAAGTTATATTTGTTTGATCGACATTTTATTCGTAAACAGGGTGAGAAATTATTCTTTGATTTGGATATTGACATTCAACAAAACATCGATTGTATCGTTGAACATGATCCAGAAGATAAACTTACTTTCATTCGAACTCATTGGCACAACCTAAACAAAATGAAAATCGATACTAAAGATATTCCTCATAAGTATACAGACTTGAATTCAAGTGTGTTAAGATGGAATGACAAATTAGATGTTGATAAAATCACCAAGTTCGTTAGAGATTACCCTGACCAGATGTTTTATTATTATCGGGGTCTCGATAACATGTTCGGTCATCAAAGAGAACGTCTTTTAAAAATAGACTATTTTCCAGACGGCTGGGTATACAGTTATAATTATGGGTATATGTGGCCTGCCGATACTAGAGAACAAGTTCTCAGAGAACAGCCACTAATTTGTTTGTATGATTCAATGGAAAGACCACAAGATGCTAAACTATAATTTTTTGAATAATTACCGTAATTGGGGTGAAGGTCTAGAAAAGATCAGCCATGAAATGCCATGGAAGCATGAAGATTTTCGTAAGTCTTTAAATCCTAATACGATGGATGCCGCCATTTGGTTAGTTGAAGAACTGAAAAAACATGTTGACTTTACCAAAAAACTTGATATAACAATTCTAAACTCTTGGCTAGGATTTCCTCTTGTTCCACTGCTATGCGAAAATCTAAGTGTAAAGAAGTTGAACCTAATTGATATTGATAAAGATGCCTTAGAACTATCTAAGGTTTTCAATAAGTATTATACAGAAAAAGATATCGAACTCAGCCACCTTAATTGGGATGTACCCTTTGCATACCACGATATCAATTCGCTAAACACAGATGTGGTAATTTCACTTGGTTGTGAAACCATGTACCCTTTGAAGAATATGACTACTGCAAATTCAGATTGTATTTTTGCGTGTCAATCATCTAATGTGTTTCGCGAAATGTATGGCATCAATTGTGTTCCGACCCTTGAAGATCACATAGAAAATGTCGGGGTTAAAGACGTTCTGTATAGCGGAAACATTAATCAGTTTTATTGGTCTTGGGATGGTAAAGTAGACTTTGATAGATTTATGGTCATAGGAAGGAAGTAATATGGGAAGAGCGAGAGTTGTTGCACCTCCACCCGAGGATTATATACCAGAACCTTTAGTATCACTACCACCTCCTCCTGAAGAAATAGTTGTTGAAGAGTGGACCAATGGAAACTTCCAAGAAGAAATTATTGAAGTTGAGATTGATGAACCTTCTCAAGAAGAACTTGATAGAGAAAAAATCGCTCAAGAAAAACATGAAGAATTACAGAGACAAAAACTTGCAGTAGAAGAAGAAACAAAAGTGGCAGCAGAAACAGTTGCTAAAGCAAAAGAGATTTTAGAAAACCCTCCTGTGAAAATTGAGACAGTAACAGAAACAGTTATAGAAACCGTTCATGTAACAGATCCAAAATTACTAGAAGAGTTGCAAGCAATTAAAGACGAAAATGAAAAACTTACCAGAGAAAAAGAAGTGGCAGAAAAGGCAAGGGAAGATCAGATTGTAAAAGCGCGACAACAGGCAACTGACAGACAAGTCACTCAGTTGAATATGGTTGAGGCAAGAAAACCTACTTTACTTAGTAAAGTAAAAGATTTCTTTCGACGCAGAAGAATCAAACTTGCTACCGTTTCTCAGGCGAACTACGAACAGGCAATTATCTACCAAGCATCGGTTGCCGTTCCAAAGATGCTAGACGAAATTGAAAAGATGCACGAAAGTTTGACTATTCTAGAAGAACTTCTAGCGAAAAACAAAGAACGTCAAAAGATTAAAGTTCGGTGAAATCTACACCCGTAATATCTTCAACCATTGATTTCCAGAGGTCCTCATGGGGAACGACATAACCGAGAGTGAGGCGCTTGCTTCGGCTCCCAGCACAGTGATAGAAGACCTTATCAGTCTCACTACGCCTACCGAAGTAACCGACCTTGACAGACCAACCCTTGGGGTCCCAAAGAGTGACCATTTCTTTTGTTATTGGATCTAGATACCTAAAGTAGCCGCCATTCTCTTCTGTATTATAAGAAAGAAGAATGTTGTAGCCGCTTGCATTCCAGTTTGTGTGCCAGCCCATAAATCCATTTTCTGGATAATAAACATGAACCGCATTGTTTTTGGCACCTAGAAACGAAATTAATTCACGATTGAGTTTCTGTTGCTTCTCGCGGTGAGTGGTCGGGACAGAATCTACCATTCCGATATCACAACAGAAAGCGGTTTCTGGATACCCCTCATGTTCACCATCTTTACCGACTAACTCATTCATATACTTTTCAGAAGTGCCAGTGTCGATATCAAATCCTCGACGCCTATCTGGCTCTCTCAATTTGTCGTGGTCTGTTTGTGAGAAGAACCACTCCGCATAAGGAGTAAGAATTTCCAGAAGTTCTGGATTAATATTTTTAGAAACCTTCATTATTTGTCCAATACGGATGACGGCAACGTGTAGTGATAGATGACAATCTCTTGTCCTTGCAATTCTTCTTGTTTGTACCCGATGACAAAATTCCACCTTGCATCTGGATCAGGAAATCTTCCTGTTTTTACACCCATATCCCCGTATGTCAATAAGCGCCACATTGTAAATGTGTCCCACTGTAGTGCTTCTTTTGGATAGTGTTGTCTATCATAACTAGGTTCATTCTGCTTACAATATTCGCCCCACCAAGCGCCCATCAATTTCAGTGTTTGTGAATTATTGCGGTAGACGAATAGACCGCAATGCTCGGTCATTTCTTCTGTATCAGATAGCTTTGTTAGGGCTGCATTATATGGACGATTTGCTGTAAAAATCACATCTATATCATCTGGAATCTGATCAAAGATTTTTAGAATATCGTCGTGTTGAACTTCTGTATCACAGTCCATATAAACTGTCAAGTCATATGGAGTTTTATCTAGCGCCCAGAGTTTGGCTCTCTTGTGATATGGAACACCATCTGTAATAATGTTCTCGAAGATTTCTTCATCACCTGGTTCTATCCATTCTGCATGAGTGAATAAAGTAATCTTTGCTTCTGGCCAATAGTCTAGAAGTGATAGTGCAGAGTTTTTCGCGGCTCTATAGTAACCTCTACGAAGCGATGCTACATAAACGAATCCGTTATTCTGCATTCTTTTCTTCTTCCATGATCAGCATGGTAGCATATGCCATAACTTCAAGCGCAGACTTCGATCTACGTATCTTAGTTTTCATTACCTTGTTAGTTGAATTTTTGATGGTAAGAACTTCGAAGGCTTCTAACTTAGCTTCGAAAAGAGTCTCATCTTTACGGCGCTGTAGATCGACCTTCGATCTTTCCATGCGCTGGCGAACTTCTTCGGTGCGGCGCTCTTCGCGAAGTCGAGTATTTTCATCAATATCTTCTTCAGTAAACTTTTCCATAATAGCAATATAGTCTGGATTGCCACCTTCACCCGACACAGATGCTGGCAGTCTCTTACCATCTGGATAGATGATAATTACCATTACTTGCTGTAGTTCTTTATTTAGCCAAAAGGGTTCTTCGTAGTCTTTTGTTTCGGCAATGATGGCCGAATCCAATACGATGGCGTCTTCATTCACAATCATTCAACTCTCCATAAAAAGAAATAATATAAAGTATATAGTATAGTTTAAGCGGTACGAATCCAAAGAGATACTGTTGATACTGTATCTTTAGTTGCTTGAATTGTATCGCCCGCATATGTACCAGAATATGTTCCAGAATAGGTTCTAGAGCCAGAATACCCACCCGAATATGTTCTTGAACCGGCAAATGAGTTTGCATATGTGCCAGAATAAGTTCTGGAGCCAGAATAACTGGCGGAGTAAGTTCTAGAACCAGCAAATGAACCGGCAAAATTTGTTGGTTCCGATACATATCCTGCATTCGAATATGTTCTGGTACCAGCAAATGTTCCGGTAAAATTGGTTGATGCTGATACATAGCTGGTTGAGTATGTGCGCGAACCAGCGAATGTACCACCAATAAAACCACCGTAATATAGAATATAGCTGGCAGAATATGTTCTAGAACCTGCAAAGGGTCTAGTCCCCGCGAAGTTGGTTGCATAAGATCCAGAATATGTTCTAGAACCTGCAAACGTTCTAGTACCAGAGAAGTTAGTCACATAAGATCCAGAAAATGCTCTAGACCCAGCATATGTTGTGCTGTAAGTTCTGCCTCCGGCAAAGGTATTTGTATATCCCGCCGGGGTATATGTTCTAGTTCCAGCATATGCTGCATTAGAATATGTTCTGGTACCACTATAGGCGCCGGTATAGTTTTCAGACGCGACTTGTTCACGAGTATCAGAAGCTGAACCCATGCTAACCCAAGTACCAGGAGATGGCGATGATGCTTGGATCTTATATGTACCAATACTGGTGCTGATAATACGATTTCTGAAATAAGGAATCATTTCCTGAATTTCAGTATCGGTCATTTGCTTTACGTTATTGCCACTATATGTTTTCAGTGGACGAAGATCGGCATTCGGTGATGTTGTAGCCGCAGTCTTCTGCCAAATATAATAAGTTGTGTTACCACCATTTGCAACATCGGTGATGGTGTAACGTGAGGTCCATGTACCGCCACTTGGCGCCGAGCCAGCAAGACGATACTGTCCCGCAGTATACTCTGATTCAGTAACCATTGCTGTGACCGCTTGGTCAATAATATCATTGCGGATCTGAGCGTCTGTCATTTGCTGAATTGCAGTGTCATATTGCAAAGGACGGTTTGTGATTGTACCAGCATCCTCAGCAGTAATTTGCTTTGCATAATACGTTACGGTGGCTATAGCACCAGTAGCTGGGTGAGTACCAGTCGCTTCTGTTCTATCCGTATCAGCAAAAGTGCCGATTGCGGTACCAGAAAGTGCGTTTGCTGTATCAATATTAAGGTCAGCCGTATTAGAACCATTGCTTGCCGCGCCAGCAAATCCTACTGTGATTTTATTTGCAATATAATTTTTGACTTCCGTATTTGACATGGTCTGCAAACCCTGAAAGTTTGCAGAAGTAATCGGTGTAGCAGATGCTTTGAGCTTTAACGGGTTCATTTTTTATAGCCTTAATTTAGTCTAGTGCCGCTCGAATCAAATACCAACAGAGGTGTAAGTGAATACCAATCTGTAGCATCCTTAGCAACAAAAGTGGCAGATGATCCAGCAGCCACCGTTACAGCAACGTTAACCGTTCCGCCGTTAATCTTGTCTGATACGTTTGGATAAACTAGTAGATTTGTTGCAGTAGTATTAACAAGTGTATAGGTCAACGAGGCTTCGGCTGTTGGAAGTTTGACACCTGCTCCAGAACCCACTGTAGTGATAATATTATAAACATCCGAAAGTTCTGTTGCTCCAGACTGGTTTGTTCCTGCCGCAGAAACAGTAGCCGAGATGGAAGGCTTTAGATCGCCCGTTAGAGTAAGATTACCAAACGTGGGATTAGACCCGGATTCATACTTGTCAGTATTCAGATTGTTGAAGTTATTATCAACTTCGGTATTTGTAAGTGGCGACCCCTTTACGGATCTAAGTGTAATTGTGGCCATATCTATCTACCTTGGTTCTGTAATATTTGCTGCAACAACAATTTGATATCTAGCATCTCTTGTTTCACACTATTTATATCATTTTCAAATTGTCGAAGCTGATTTGTTTGTTCTCGAACTTTGTTTTTTCTAGCTTTGTATGCTGATAATCCAGCAACATCGGTAGAAATAATGGCTTTTGAATGGCCATCTCTAACATATTTAGTTGTGTCGTCCAGATGATATCTTTGTCCCATGTTATACCTGTAGAGCTATTGCACGAAGTTCACGACATTTTGGAACAACACTGGTTTGATTTGAAAGAAGAACTACTTTAACTGCGAAAGTTTTGTAGCCCGTGTAAGTTACGCCGTCAGTGGTATATTCCAATACGCCATCACCATTCAATTCGGTCGATGGAATATCATATGTATACTCAATGAAACTGGATGAAGTAACAGTCGGCGGAGTAGTTGTTAATTCGATCCAATCTTTTTCTTCAAACGGTGCTGGATCACTTTGATGTAGGAATCTGCCATATACCTTTACATCTGTTCCATTTGGAACATACTGACTTAGATATACTCTAAGGTCTTCTGCTTCCTGCCCGTCATCTAGAACAACTTGACGAGAAACATACTTAGACCTTGCTTCACCGATACCAATATCTTCGTCTGTTGCATCATTGTTAACATCATTTGCGATTGCAATCATAGAACATTTTCTAAGGTCGATAACAGGTGAAACCGTAGAAGTCTGTGATGACATGCCCAGTTGAATTTTAAACGACTTATCTCCGTCGAGATCGTTTTGCTCATTTGAATATGAACGAATAGCCGCATCGATAGTCAACTCTGTGGTTTTATCTGGCACAAAATTCTCATACGATGTCGATGCTTCTGTTTCGGAACCAGTATTTGCCGTGGCAGAATACGAAAAAATAAGTTGACATGGAGTATGATCCATATATGCAAGATTTGCACCCAATGCATTCAACACTTTATCCTCAAGTTCTGCTATTAGAGCATGAGAAGTGCCGTTGCCTACTCGGTCATTGACAGTGAAGTTCCCGCTCTCAACATAAATCTTAGCAACGTTGTATAGAGTATCGTAAGTATGAGCAAAGCCGGAATTGAGAGTAACACCGATATTTACATTCGATCCACCAGTCATAGTCAAAGTTGGATTGCTGGTATATCCAGCGCCGGGATTTGTCACTGCTACATTAGTCACTGCACCGCCGGTAACAGTAACTGCAACCGTAGCATTGGTTGTTGCACCACCGCCCGAAAGTGTGCGGGCAACAACTGTTGTAACTGTGTATGTTAGACCGGTTAGCGTGCCAGCAGTAGTTACGATTGCGTCACCAGATTGAGTTGTCAGCGTGAATCCAGTAACAGCACCAACCGAACCTGTAACAGCAGAAACCTTATAGACAGTTCCTGTCGCATAACCAGATATTGTAGCAGTACCACCCAGAGTACCAGTGATAGTTACAAGATCGCCAACAACAAGTTTTGAAGCACCGCAAGTAAACTGGCCTGCAGTTCCAGAAACAGCAACAGTTGCGACAAGGGCACTACCATAACCAGTGCCTGCGTTGATTATATTAAACGAGAATCCATGAATTTTATCACCCGGAGAAAATTGAGAACTTGAGAAGGAATGAAATTTTGCGTAATCGATATCATGTGTATTCAGTGCGACCGTACCAGTTGTGCCGATTGCAAAGTTTGCTCTCTGTAAACTAAACTTAATATCTTCTGCCTGATATGCGGTCCAAGTTCTGTTGTTCGCGGATGTAAATAGAACACCGACATTAGGCTGCTCTGAAATACGAGTTGTTGTGTTAAGTTGGTTTTCACCCAATTCAGAAACCCAAATTTCATAGTTGGGATCATTACCCGCTGGCAGAAGAACAAAGCAATACTCGGTATTGTTTTGTAAGAATACGGGAGATGGGAAAGTAAACTTAGTTGACGTAGCACCATTTTCGGCATCGATGTTTACCTGACCAGGGGATAGTGTTACTTCACCGAAAGGAATTACTCTATCACCCGGATAACCATTTACCACTTCTCGTAGTTGCAGGGTAATAGGATTTGTGGTAGATTTTTTCTTAAAGTAGGTATCTATTGAAGTCACATAACATCCAAACGGCACCTCAGAAACCATAAACGTCTGTGCGATTGGATCGGGAGCTCCGAACCTAAAATCAAACATTGATAAGTCGAAGTCAAACATTGGTAGATCTGGCACAACGGGTGGTTCAGGTTGAACAACTGGCGGTGCCGGCGGTAGCGGAGCAGGATCTGGAGCAGTTACAGTAACATTAGTTACCTCAGTGACGTTATTGGTAACGTTGGTCACAGATGTATTATTGATATTTTGTGTAACCTGAGTGACTTCGGTAACATTTGTGGTATTATTGATTGTAGTAAATGTATTATTTACCACTGTTGTTTGAACAACACCAACCGCTCTTTCACCTAGTCGATTTGTTGTCGTATTGCTATCGGAAACCGATCTACTATCCGACAGATTTGAGGTTGCCAGATTAGCAACTCTTGTAGAAATAACAGTATCTTGAACGCTTTGTGATAAACCATTCGCAGAGAATGTCATCGAGGCAGCGGTAGTAATAAACTTGGGTCTGTTTTTAGAATCATCGGTAAGTCTGAATAGCTTTTCTCCGACGCGGAAAGTACCAGCAGGAATTCTGAATTGACCAAAGCATTCACCAGACGCATTTGTGATCAGTGGGTCGCCATAATCACCAGTTGCTAGTGATGTATTTTGAACAGAATTTGTTGCGCCGCTAACAACACCAGATAACGGACGACAATGAGCCTCAACAGTGGCACCGTCAAAGAATGGATATACACGAGTAAGCGGCTTCATTCTCGTTGCTTTAAACGTCACAATAATAGAACGCATAAACGGAATGATAGAAGTATTTGTTACTCTAGGACCAATTCGTTGAGTTTGTGTTTCCGGCGTTACAGTAAGTTGAACGCCCTGACGAGTTTGTCTTTGTTCTGTTGTCGTTGTTACGATAGCAATATCTTCTTGGAATAGAGTATCGCCTCGTATGGCAGTGTTACCCGCTGCCGTTTGTGTGTTTGTAGTAACTCTACCCGTTCCGGTATCTTGCCAATCTTCCCACTGAGTGCCCCATGCATCAGCAAGAGTTTCCCAAGCATCATAGTTACCATCAAAATTAGCAGAAATATCAGGAAGAACAGAAGTGTCTGTCCAGTTATCAACAGGAGGATCGAGGTCTATTTCACCGATATATGTGAACAGAAGTTCACCGGTGCAATTACGGAACTTAGATGCTTGTAACTGACTCATCATCGTAAATTCGGTATACGGTAGTGTCAGTAGATCGCCTGTTTTTGTAATATTAGACGAGTTTGCAGAATCATACTGTAGGTCCACATTTTCCATGAAGAAGAATGGACGCATTTCTTTTGCGTTTGGATCGATAGCAATATGGTATTCATTACTTAGAACATTACCGACATTATGTCCGGTGAATGCATCTACAAGAATACCGTTCTTAAAGCGATCTAGGCCGTTGGTATCAGTAATACTCAAATCACTAGCAGATTTTTCTAGTAAATTTAGCGAAGTGTAGTATTCCAGTCGATTTAGTCGCTGTTCTAGCTGACCAATATCGCGCATTGTATAACGACGATTATCAATTGCCTTATACTTAATTCCATAATCCGGTCTACCCACAGATTTAGCAACGTTGGGTGCCAGAGAAGGATACGGAGGAATGTCTATAACCGCGATAGATAAAGAATTCTCCGGTTCTACTGGTTCAAGTGGACTTAAAGAAGATACACCATATACAGAGGAAAATACACCCTCGTCGTCCATAACAATTCTATCTTTACGTCCCAGATAATACTCAATGTCTGTAGTAAATTGTTCTGTCGGGAAAGGTGTTATAATAGCTGCGCCAGTAGGACCACTAGGTGAAGAACCTACTGCAGGATTAACTGTCGCTGAGCCAGGGCTTGTCGTGAATGTAATAGTATCATCCCAGCGAGGACGAAAATCTAGTGTGTCGCGAAGATCATATGTGACCCCGGAAGTTGTAGAGGTATAAATTGGAATTTGTTCTGTGCGAATTTTGCCCGCTGGTGTAGTTTCGTCATCTACAGGATATGAATCAACGGTGTAGAAGTTGTATACAGTAGATGGAGAACCGCCATGAGTAAAATAGTCAAACGTGACAACCAACTTTTTATCTGTTAGCGTAAGACTTGCACCTGGTTTTTTAACAATTCTGGCGTTTGCATAGAAGCCGTCTCGCTGACCATTATCGAAGTTAAACAATGAAGTTACATCTGTTCCGCTTGCCTGAATATCTGCCGCGGCATCATCGAAATCACCGATCTTGACCGTGCGAAGTTTGTAACCATCAGACGCGCCTAAATTATATGTACCTGTGGTGTTGCCACTATCTTCGGTATCTAGAACAACTACGGCGCTTTCTTTAAGTTCTTTAGTTACTTTATTTGCGCCAGCAACTTGTACCTTACAGTGAACGCGAATGTTTGTGGCCGCGCTGATTGCTCCAGGGAAAGTTATTGTAATCTGTGTTCCAGTATTAGTTACAGTTACACTAGCAGTAGATTGTAGATTTAATACTGAACCAATTTCATATGCCACACTATTAATAGTGCAAGCGGCCTTGGTAGTAATTAAGATATTATCTAGAATTTCTGTGTTAGTCAGTGTTCCAACAGTAAACGGAAAACTCTCAGGTGAACTTACCGAGAATGTAATAGTGTTGCTGCCATCAATAGTGTCATCAAATTGTTTGCTATAGACAAAACTATTGTCAACAGAAACAGGATTTGTAGTCTTCAATGCTCTAGCAGGAAACTTGAAAAGAAGACTGTTAAATTTGCTTTCGTAAATATAAGCCTTACTATCGACGAGAACAACATCCGCATGACCATCGGCAGTGGTATCATAGTAAACGCCCTTAACATCTTCAAAGTTAAATGAAGATGTCATTTGAATGTCGTAGAGATACATGCGGAATTGCGTATTATATGCGCCAGGTGTACCAGTCTCGTGAACGATGTGGCGAACTCTAGCTGTACCGATTTGCGATCCTGGTGCCGCCGTGGCAGATTGTGCGCCACCTGTTGGAGAACCAGAAGTACCAATAGCATTTGCGGCAGTGCCGCGAAGAGATACGGTATCACCCGCTGCAATATCCCAGTTACCGCAGAAGTTGTCAACTAGAATATAGCTACCAAATGCAGTAGAGATAGGAACTTCATTTACAACCTTTGTTGTATTACCTTTCGGAACAACTACATATTCTGTTTGTCTAGTTTCGTATGCATAACCGCGAACATATGCTTTACCTGCTTCGATACCAATTGCTAA